GCAACCTGGTGTTGTGTAACACATGAACTTTGACCTAAACAAGTTTTACAAGTTCTGTTCCGAACTCAAGATTGAGACAAAGGAAGAGGGCTTGAAGAAGATGGGAACCCTGCTGGGGACTCAGACGTATGTGATGGAGGAAATCAAGAAAGGTTTAGAAGATGATGTTCACTTCTTTGTCATCCTCAAAGGTAGGCAGTTGGGTATCACAACTGTTAGCCTTGCCCTTGATTTGTATTGGCAGTTCACCCATCCCGGATGGCAAGGTACGCTGGTTGCGGATACAGAAGAAAACAGGGATATGTTTCGTTCGACTCTCGCTATGTACATGGAAGGGTTGCCGAAAGAATACAAAATTCCTTTGGTCGCTCACAACAGAAACCAGATGGTTCTCAAAAACAGAAGTAGAATTTTCTACCAGATTGCTGGCAATAAGTCTCGTCTGGGTCAGGGCAAAGCCATAACCTATTTGCACGGCACGGAGACAGCCAGTTGGGGAAGTGAAGAAGGCATAGCCTCACTGATAGCATCTCTTGCTGAAAAGAACCCTGAACGGCTTTACTTGTTTGAGAGTACAGCGCAGGGCTTCAACATGTTCCACGACATGTACAAGACGGCTAAGAAGGCAAAGACACAGAGGGCAATATTTTGCGGCTGGTGGAGGAACGAGTATTACTCTGTCCCTGGCGACTCCAACATTTACAAGGTCTACTGGGATGGCAAGCTCAGTGCGGAAGAGAAGGAGTGGGTGAAAGACATTAAAAAGCTGTACGGGTATGAGGTCAACTCCCGGCAGATGGCTTGGTGGCGGTGGAAAATGCACGAAGGTATCAAAGACGAATCCTTGATGTACCAAGAGTTTCCACCCACTGAGGACTATGCCTTTGTGATGACAGGCACATCCTTCTTCTCCACCACCCGCTGCACAGAGGCAGCTAAAGAGGCCAAGAAACTTGTACCAGACCACTATCGCTATGCTTTTGGACAACTGTTCCAAGACACTGAAGTCATTAAGTCCACTGAGAGACTGGGCACACTCACAATCTGGGAAGAACCTGTTGACACTGCTTATTACGTTATCGGTGCTGACCCCGCTTACGGTAGCTCTGATTGGGCAGATAGATTCTGCATCCAGGTCTACAGATGCTATGCAGATGGACTTGACCAAGTTGCTGAGTTTGCCACTTCTGAGATGAACACCTACCAGTTTGCGTGGGTCATCGCCCACCTTGCTGGCGCTTACAAGAACTCTACGCTCAACCTGGAAGTCAACGGCCCTGGTCAAGCAGTCATCAATGAGATACGAAATCTAAAACGCATGGCAGTCTCGCTAGGAGGCGCTATGGGGCACGGATTGATGGACGTGCTAGGTAGTATGACCAACTACATCTGGAGGCGCAATGACACGCTTGGGGGGCTTTCTAATAGCATTGGCTACCTGACCACAACCAACTCCAAAGAACGCATGTTGCAATACATGAAAGATTACTTTGAGCGGCAGATGATAAAGATACGCAGCATGGAGACGCTAGAAGAAATGAAAGGCATTGTGCGGGAGGGTTCCTTTTTGGGTGCGCCTGGTAGGGGCAAGGATGACCGTGTGATTGCTACTGCTCTGGCTTGCGTAGCTTTTGCAGAGCAGATTCAACCTCGGCTCATTGCCCAAAAGATTACCCGGCAAATCAGTCATGCTCAGGAAAACTTTACCCCTGAACAAATCTCTGTGGGCAGAAACGTCAGCGATTACTTAAAAAGGATTGGAATGTATGGAACACAATGACCTAACCATCGTGTCGGTTTATGGGCATAACAACGGGGCCAGCGTTATACCCAGCATCAAGCGGAGCATGAAGGAGCTACCCGGCTCTAGAGGCTTGCTACTGTCCATTGCCAAACCTGATAACCTGCCCAGCAACATAGAGTGGAGGCAGATAGGGTTTATCAACTACCTCCAGTATTCTGTTTTTATGATGCACCAGCTCTACGCATTCATTGACACAGAGTATTGCCTGATTGTCCAAGATGACGGCTGGGTGCTGGATGGCGACAATTTTCTTCCTGAATACTATGAGTATGATTACATAGGAGCGCCCTCTCACTGCGGCTTTTTGCCCCAAGCTGAAGGGTTGCATTTATATTTGAACTTTACTTGGGTGGGCACTCTTGGTGTGTTGGTAGTGCAAAACGGCGGGTTCTCCCTGCGCTCTAAGCGTTTTTTGTCTGCTTGCAATAAACACGGCATCACCCATCTACAAGCCAATGACATACACGGATGGAACGAGGATGCCCAACTGTCTGCCTTGCTCAAACCCCGGTTACAAGAGTTGGGATACAGGTACGCACCTGACCACATTGCCAAATACTTTTCTTTGGAGTACACGGGGCCAGGATTTCACGAAGAAGGTTTTGCGTTTGATAGGCTGCTGGGTTGTCACGCCCAGAGCAGAAAGCTCATGGATGATGACCACATCATTGTTCCTGCTGACCCTACAAAAGCATACGGAGAAGTAGAGTTTTTGGACTACTTGCAGTCCACAGGCTACACAGTAGAGTTCAGATATGAAGTCCCTGTCCAAGTTTGAACTCAAGCGTCAGATAAAACGCTTTCATGCGGACAAGGATAGGGGTATCTCTATCAACTTGTTCTGCGAATTGGCGGGTATGTCTATGGCTCACTTCCTAGATGTGTTTGTCAGAGACAAGGAACCGCTCACGGAAGTGGTGCAAATCAGGGTCAGCAAGGCCTACCAGCAGTGGAAAAGCGGCAATGTGCGGGTTATGCAGAACAAAGACAGGACAAGATACGTGGAATACAGGAAGGAAAGCAAGCCACCAATGATGGCAAGCATGGGTTTACAGGTCACATCAGGGGGCATAAAACTAAAAGTCGGCATGGTTAACCGCCATGACTATTCAGAAATCACACTTGACGAAGCACTAAGAGGGTAACTATGAGCGTTCTAAAAGACTATCACTGCGGAAATCACGGCATATTTGAGGCTTGGGAGCCTGTATGTCCTATGAAGAATTGCAAAGGGGAGCTGTCCGTTGTATTTCTCAAGCCTGTGGGCACAAGGTCTGCAAAGACCAAGCACACGGACAACACAGTCAAGCAATTGGCTATGGAATACGGGATGACGGATGTAAAGTCCACCAGAGAAGGTGAACACCAGACTGGTTATCTCAAACGTAACAACAAGCTGTCAGACAAAGAGTTTGCACACGCTACAGATGCCATGAATGCCCAGAAGAAAGAACCCAGAGCGGGAGATGCGGCAATTTGGGGCGGCGGTGGTAGTATTAGCATGAAATCCGTTCTTGGTGGACAATTCAAGCCAGTAAGGGACGAGGCTGTGAGCATAATGCCCAGGGATGCCTCTCCCACAGGCTCACTGTCCGGCCCCAAAGCGGGTGTAGGCACTATGCAAGACCCAGATAACCTGAAGGTGAAGACAACATGAGGATACCTACCAACCCCGTAGATAGAGAATTGTTCTACCTTGACCTCATCACCAAGTGTCAAGTCACTCAGCAAGAGAGAAAAGTAGACTATGGCTCCCTGCGGAGTTGGTATTTGTTTGGTAACGGGCCGGATGAAGCTCCGGCTCTGTACAACAAAATCTTCCCTCACATTGACCAGCTCACCAGTTTCCTCTATTCAGCGGAAACTACCCGCTTCTCCATTGACGTTGGAGCCGCTGTAGACCCCAGAGAGCAAGTAAAAGTACCGGCTCTTACCCGTGCGCTCAACGATGAGTGGTTGAATAGCAACGCTGACCAAGTGTTCTCCGCTGCTACTACCTGGTCACTGGTCTACAACTCAACCTTTATCAAGCTCATTATCAAGAACGGCATCCATCCGTACATGGTAGAACCCGCTTGTATGGGTGTATTGCGGGAAGACACCCCATACTCTGACAGACAAGAGGCTATCACCCAGACCTACTACATCACCAAGTCTGAACTGTATGACCGTCTGTACAGCCATCCCCGCCGGGATGAGATTGTCAAACGCATCACCTCTACCCAGCATGAACGCACAGAGGTAGCTAACGGCATCGAGCGCATCATCTTGAGCCAGTCAAACCCAACAATGTACGGTAATGTTAATTTAGACCTTGGTGGACAAAACCGCTACAAAGCTACTGTTGCTGAAGACACGGTAGAGATGACTGAGTTGTGGGTGTGGTGTGATGACACCAAAGATTACCAAGTTGTAACCAAAGCAGACCCAGACGTAATCATCTATGACCGTCCTGGCGAACAAGTGTTCCTCAAAGGTGAGTTGCCATTTGTTCAGATTTGCCCCAACCCCCTGTACGACTACTACTGGGGTGGCTCTGAGGTTCAGCGCCTGGTCTTCCTCCAGCAGCTCCGCAACAAACGTATGACTGAAATCTTGGACTTGCTCTCCAAGCAGGTCAGCCCACCTACTGCGCTGATTGGCTTTACTGGCATCTTGGATGAGAAGAACTTTGCTCTTAATCGTGCTGGTGGCTTGTTGGCAACTGACATGCCTAATGCCAAGGTAGAAAAGTTAGCGCCAACTATGCCGCCTGACTTGTTCAAAGAGATTGGTGAGATTGACCTGATGTTTGAAGAAGCATCTGGCATTGTGTCTGTGTTGCAAGGCCGGGGTGAGGCAGGTGTGCGCTCGTCTGGTCACGCATCCCAGCTTGCTCGTTTGGGTTCCAGCCGCGCCAAGAAACGTGCCCTCATCATTGAAGACAGTCTCGAGAAGTTGGCAACTCTGTATCTCAAGTGTATGCAAGCCTATGATGCAACGCACTTCACAGACATGGACAACCACAAGTTCATTGCCGAACAGTTCACAAAAGACTATGTGGTAAAGGTGGATGCACACTCCAACTCGCCCATCTTTATGGAAGATATGCGCCAGCTTGCTTTCAACCTGTTCAAAGCCCAAGTCATTGACAAGGAATCCCTGCTTGACTTGCTGGAACCTCCAATGAAACAATTGCTCAAAGACAGACTGAAGAAGATGGAGCAGAAGCAACAGGCTCAACCTGCTGCACCTCCTCCCAAGGCAGAGGGTAAACCGGACTTAAAGCAGGTAGGATAATGGCTACACAAGCAATCGTGCCACCCAAAGCTGACCAGCCTCGGGCAAGCACTGAGCAACTGAAAAGAGGGGAATCGTCCCCCAGCTTGACATATCGCCAAACTGGGGTTAAAAACTACACCGGGCGTAGTCAACGGGACTATTCTCGGAAAAGCTAACCAGGAGCTATCATGTATAAATCGCACAAGCGCGGTCGTAAGACTCGTCGGTAAAAGTTCCGCAAGGAAAAAGGGTATGGCTGCTTCCCCTGTGAAGTAAGTGGCCGCCTGAACCAAGGAGCGCATCATGCGTAAAGGTCGTAAGGGTCGTAAAGGCCGCAAGTAATCCGCAAGGATTTGTCTTTGGGAAGCAGACATAAAATGCTTCCCACCTATTGACAAGCGGTTTGTAAGTGGTTACAAACGGCGCACAAGGAGTTTTTATGGCAGTACCAACAGATAAGTTGATGGAATTGATGCGAGGCAGTCGTTCTGCCGCTGCACCTGCTCCCGTCCCCGCACCTGATGCTATGCCTGTCGGCGCAATCTCTGACGCTGAAACTCCCCCAATGGCCTCCCCCATGTCTACGCCTGAACCAAAGATGGGTTCAAAAGAGGCGGCAATGATTAACATTGGCATGGCAATGGACTTGCTGGAGCAGTCTCTTCCAGCTCTCGGGTCTGAATCTGAAGAAGGCGCTAAAGCTCTGGCGGCTATTCGCTCCCTCACCGGGTTGATGGGGCCACGGAAAAACAAAACAAACGAACTCCAGCAATCTGAAATTTTGCAGATGCTGCAAACATTACCCCAGGCAGGTGGCGCAACGCCTGAAGGTAAGGCAATGCAAGCAGCGCCGATTCCCGGTATGCCTCCTCCTGGCGGCGCACCAACTCCACCCCCAATGTAAGGAAACAACATGGACTTGTTCAAGCCCCGTGGCGCAGCCGCACCCCGCCGTCCTACTGACAACAATCAGCAGCACGGTGTTATCACCAACACTCCCCGTTTCTCACAGCTCGGCGGCTTGTCCGCTCCGAACAAAGTCGGCAAGGCTGGCATGGCTGTGCAGAAACCTGCTGATGGCAAAAAAGTTATATAGTCGTGATTAAAGACCAACAGCGTATTGAACGCCTGTCTACACCAGTGCCCGAAATTGGGTGCTGGGTGTGGCTCGGCTGCGTTTCAAACGCTGGATATGGTCTTTGTGGGTCAGAAAAAGGAAAGACTGCTTCTGCACACCGTGTTTCTTACGAGGCGTACAAAGGTGAAATTCCTGATGGAATGGTTGTTGCACATGCGTGTGATAACCGCCTTTGTGTGAATCCAGACCATCTTTGGCTTGCAACACATGCACAGAACTCTGCTGACATGGTTGCAAAGAAGCGTTCTGCTCGTGGAGAAAAATGCGGTAACTCAAAGTTAAGCGAAGAGCAAATCAAATTTATTCGTGAATCTGATTTTTCTCATCGTAAACTAGGTGCTATGTTTAATGTATCCCATGCAAACATTGGTTACATAAAACGTGGTGCAACTTGGAACGTATAAAGAGGGTAAACCATGTCACTTGAAAACATCACATCAGATGCTCGGGATGAGTTAGCGGCCTTGGCCCAACAACTCGCTGAGAATCCCGCCACTCGCAAAGAGTTCTTGCGGATGACCAAAAAAGTCAAACCAGACCTCCCCATTCCCGAACTTG